CTACGATGGCTGTTTGGCTAAATAAAGTATTGTTCATCATGAGGATTTTACCTGCTTGAACTACTTGGTTGGGAAAGTCTTCTTCCCATTTAATCATGCCATTGCTATCACGACATATGACATGGTATCGACCTTCTAATCCAAGAGCCTCTGCGATAAGACCTCTTGTATTTAATGTAGCTGTAGCGTAATCACCAGAGCCTTGCATTTCTTTCATCATAAAAACTCCTTAAGTATTCGTAGAACTAGAGATGGCTAGTACGGCAGTCGAGTAACTAGCGGTTGGGAAAGTAACTGTAAAACTTGATGTGCAAGTCTTATCGGAACCAAAATTTAATACAAATATTGCAGCACCTGTAGTGCTATTATAAACCAAACCACCACGGCAGGTAAAGCTTGCAGGGCTTAAAGTCACATTATTAAATGTCAAATAAGAGGCATTGTAAGTATTGTTAAAAGCAATTGTTGGGCTTAATGTAATACCACCTGCAGTATATCCTGTACCAGTTACTTCATTAACTGATGTATAAGCGGTCGTTGTACTTCCCAAATTAGCATTAGCGTTGTATAAAGCAAGTTTATATACATAAGGACTTGTAGCAGAAAAGTTTTCTGCACCTTGTAACATATTGTATTCAAATACCGTGGTAGCTGTTTGAACAATCATGGATTAACCTTAATCTTAGCTTGACCATTTCGATAAGCATCACCACGTTCAAGACCAGTTCCAAGACGATTAAGTTGTTGCATGGCTTCTTGATATTTTTGTTCAATGTTTTGAATCATATCAGTTTCTTGTTTTTGGAATAACATAGCTTCTCTTAATGCACCATAAAATAAAACTGGGTCGTAATTATCACCAAGCCATGAAGTACCTGTAGAGTTTGTAACGCCTGCTACAGGAATACTAAATCCAGATCCTGAGTTTCCTATTAAAGTATTTACAACAGTAAGATTGTCTCCAGCTGTATAAAATTGACCACCATTCTGAAGTGTTACTGAGGTAATTACGCCTGCAGAGCTCACAGTAAGATTAACTGTGGCACCAGATCCATATAATGTAGAGCCAGATGTATAACTTAAAGCAATATCAGAATATGTACCAGGAGTATAACCAGTTCCTCCAGTAATAGCACCAAGTGCTGAGATTTCACCTTGTACGATGGTAGGTGGATAGTAATAGTAGTGTAATTCTACTGAGTATCCGCTGTCTGGTGTAGGACCTAAAATCACAGATAATTCATTAATATTACCATACTGTGAACCAAATAATGCATAATGCTGAGGCAATCCAGTCGATGTGGTTGCGTTAGGATATGCTTGGCGAATGTAGTTAACATCTTTGTTAAGTAAATAATTATAACTACCAGAAGCATCAATCACTGCTAAGGAGAAAGCAGATAACCAATCATTAGGTAAGGATAAATACTGATTGCCAGATGTTAAAGTGCCTGTAACATTCTTTCTTAAAGAAGGTAATTGGACAGAGTTATAAATTCTGTCTTCAGCTTCCATGACAAAGCGAGGTATGTTAGAAACAAATAAGGGCTCAGTTGTTTCTGTATAGTCTTGAATTGCCTGATAAAGCTGAACGTAATTCATTACGCCATTGGACCTCTAGATTTACGACCTTTAGTAGCAGCACCAGCACCACGCATCTCAATGCCATCATCTTTGAGTTGACCCACACCATAGCTTACACCATTCATAAGTGGGTCTTTAATATTAGCTTCTTGAGCTGATTTGTAATTAACATATGTACCTGCTAACATCGGAGCTTCACCAGCTTCTGTAGATGCACCATTTTTAGCATAAGCTTCAGCAGGTTTGTTATTTTTAGCGTTACCTGTTTTAATAGGTGGGCTATTCTTTGTAGTTGGTTTAACTTGAGTTACCATTATTTGCTCCCAGATTTTTGATTATGAGCACGAGCTAAGTTACGACCTACAGCTTTAGCTTGAGATGATGTTACGCCACCTTTAGCCATTTTTTTAGTTTTACCACCTTTTTTAAGACCAGAAAGGTTTGTATGCTCACCTTTGTGCTCTTGTTTATCATGCATACTAAAAGCTTTTTTAATTAGCTTTTTATCTTGCTTCATATCATCTTTCATTGATTCTTTTGCCATGGTGTTTCTCCTTAAGTTGTTGTTACTGTTACTGAATTAATTGTAATTAAAGGTCTTAAATCATTTGGAGTAAGCTGATAATCAAAGCTACTTGCTCCACCCACTGGATTCCATCCCCATTGTATTTGTCTAGATCCATCTGAAGGATAACCTTGATCATCTACATTGGTGACTACAGGATCATATGGATTTGTCATAAGACCATAAGTGCCACCTACATTATAACTTGTATCTGGTCTTGGTTCACGAACTGCTTGTGGGTCATTAACTGGATAAAGACCTAAACTTAACTGTGGCTGGTCAGGCTCCCAACATTCAGGGCAAACTTTTAAGCTTATCTGCTTAGTCTTAATGACTAGCTTTTTTAGTTCTTTAAGCTTATATCTCTGACCACATCGGTCACATTCTGCAATTGCATATTTACCTGAGGAAAATTTATTTGGCATTTAATTACCTTGAGTAAAACATATTGCGTGGCACGAATCTAATCGCTGCCTTTTCTCTATCCTCTTGGGAAGCTAAATCCCATTGTTGATCATAATCCATCTTTAAAGCCATGACCCTTTGTGGATCTACTCCAGATAGCTTCATAGATAAATAATAAGCAAGTCCAGCAACCATGCATGGAATAAAACGATATGGTATATCATTAATTACCACACCAGAACCAGCATCTTGAATTCTTCTTAATCTCCAGTATACAAAGGTATAATTACCACCAGAGTTTGGAGTTGGATATACATTAATACTTGGCAACTGTGGTACATATACTGCTGTGTTTGTTGCATGTGTAGCCGCTGTTGTACCATTTTGACCACGAGCACAATTTAATAATTGAAATGGTGCTGATGTACTTACATTGGGATAGTAAATAACTTCTGAATCTAATTGAATATATCCTGATGCGGCAATATCGTTTAAATTGGTGCTAGGACTTAGTTGAATTGTTGTGTCTGTTGCACTAATCCCTGTTGTAACACCATTACCAGTTAAAACATAATTTGTTGGATTAGTATTGCCAGATTGACGATTGATCCAACATTGTATAGGTCTACCTTGTGCTAATTTATTAGGTAAACTTGCATAAGTATCTTCTGATATACGGCTGATGTTTATGTCAATTTGGTTTTGTAATGTACCTTGACGTATCACCATGCTCAATATATCAATTGTATCTACAGGTAATGGGTATGTAATCTGACCCGTGGTTAAAGGTATTTGATTTTCTTCGATTGTCCATAGGTTGATACCACGATTAGCCCATTCGATAGTTAAAATGTTAAGACTGCGTTGAGCAGTCCTAAAGTCATAACCAGTTCTGAGTTCTAATCCACATCTTTCGAATGCCTCTTCAATGAGGTCATTCATATTAAGATTAAAGGACGTGGTCCCTGTGGTATAAGCCATTATCTTTTCTTCAATTTACCTAATGTTTGAGCTAATCTTGCTCTTTGACCCATTTTACCTGGTTTTTTTGCGGCAGACGCAAGTTTTGATGCTGGAATCTTTTCTCCAGCTTTTACTTTTAGCGATTTACGCAAACTACCAGGCTTCTTAATAGCATCAGCTATCCAGTTTGTTTTACCACCTTTTTTGTACTCATAAACCTTATTAGGATCATCTTTACGAATAATCGTTTTAGGTTTAGTAGGCATTTTAGATGGTCGAATATCACCCATTCCACGAGAGGCTCTCATTAACAGAACCTGCCTTTAGTTTTACCACGTTGCTCAATACCATGACCTCTAACCTTGCCACCTTTGGCAGCCAATACTTTGCCACCTTTTTTATAAGGTTTTTTAGTTGCTGATTCGCCTAAAGCTCGTATAGCATCCATAGCGGTTGGTTTTTTTTCTTCAGGACCTGCTAATGCCCCTGCTTGTTTCACAAGCATTTCGTATTGTGCTTTTTGCTTTTGTTTTGCAGCTTCAATATCCCTATCTGAAGTGCCTGTATCATAAAGGTCTTTTAATTCTTTTTGATAGTCTTTATCAGCCACGGTTTATCCTTAGCAGTATTTAGTTTTTGTTTTACCACGTTGAGCGATACCATCGGCTCTAGATGATGTTGAACCACCTTTAGCCATTTTCTTCATACCACCGCCACACATTGCTTTAGCTTTACCTGTGCCGATTGTATTACCTGCCATTTTTACTTTAACGCCATCTGTGTTACCACGTTTTTGAAGTTTAGACTCACCAAATTTACGGTTAGCTTGAGGACCTTCAACATCTTTTGACATTGTTTTAGGACCCATTGTTTCTTTCATTGATTTCATTTTGCCTCCTGCAGCATGTTTATGAACTTTACCACCTTTTTTCATTGCACCACCTGGAGCACCCATACCCATTGGTGGAGCACCTGGGATTGGAGCAGCTTGAGGTGGTACCATTGGAGTGCGAACCATGGGCGGTCTCATGGGTGCTCTTACTGGTACTGGGATAGGTACTACTTTTGTTCTTACTTTTGCCATGATATTTCCTTTAAGTTAATTACATTTCCAACGTTTAAGTGATGCTGCTTTACGAGTAGGTCTGCCTTTTTCATCTTTCATGGGACCAGGCATACCAGACATTCTAGCACAAAATGATCTTTTACGAGCACCGCCTTGTGGTTGAGGAGCCTTTAAATGAGATCCTGTGGCTGCATTATATTTAGCACGACCTTTTGCAGTTAAACCAGCACCTTTGGAAACTGGTAACTTTTCTCCACGACCAATAGCCAAAGAGACTCCGCCTTTTTTCATCTTAGCTGTCTTGGCAGATTGTTTAAAAACATCAGCAGTTGGAGCACCTTTAGATCCTGGTTTACGCATCTTTTCACCACTGCCATGAGCTATACGCTCTTGTTTAGCATGAATGTTTGCATAAAGACCGCCTGATTTAAACTTCTTACCTTTATCAGCTTCAGCAAAATCTTTACCTACTTTTTGTGGTATACCTACTTTTTTAGCAAACTTAGCACTATGGGCTACTGCTTCCATAAGGTTATGTTGTGCTTTAGATTTACTTGGCATTTTTCTTTAACAAACTTTGTACAGTTTTAGTTTCGTAGATACGAATAGATGTCCAGATAATTGTCCATAATGCAGCAATTGCTGGTAACCAATTCATTACAGTACCTATAACGGTTACTGTAGAAGCAATATCTACTGCTGTTTTAGTTGATTGATCTATGTGATGTAACATTATGACATTGCTTCCTGAGCTACTACGTTAACTTGAACTGTTGCACCAGCAGAAGAAGTAACAGCAACTGTAAGAATATCAGCTACATTACCTTTGATGTTGGTTAAAACAGGGAAGAAGTTTTGTAAGTCTAATTGTTGCAAGCCATTTGGCGGAGTAGAGAATGCGTACACAACTTCACCACCATTACACTGAATTGAAGATAAATCTTGTTCAGCAAATGAGTTATAAGAACCCAAAGTACTTAAAGCTTTAAAGTTAGCATTTTGCAATGATAATTGGTTGGTAGGCGTACTAGAAATTAACTCAACCAAACATGTTGCAGATGAATTTAACAACAATGTTGTAGGAAGCAATTGACCACGATCAATCAATCCAATTTGATAACTATTACCAGATGCAGGAGCATTAGCTAATGGATTACCTGTAACAACATCGCCAAATGTTAAAGCAGATGTTGTGTTTGAAGTAATGCGACCTGTATATGGGCTAGTAGCAGTTGCTCCAGATGTATAAGAACCAGGAGTTGCTGTACCAATGTTAATAGATATCTTTGTGTCTGGATTAGCTGCTGGAATATTGACTGACCAAATACCGTTATAAGTAGTTGGAGTAGATCCAGAAATTGTAATCACATCACCTTGTTTTAATCCGTGAGCAGAAGCAAAAGTAATAACTACTGAGTATATTGTCAAGCCTGCAATAGTAGAACTTGTAGCTGCAGCAATTCCACTAATAGCTGGTAAACTAGCATTATAGTAAACAGACTTACCTATCCATTGATTAGTACTCCAATATGTTCCAGTTGGATTAGTTGTAGCAGTTACGCCACTTGCTAATTGAATTGGAAGAATCATGGTTGTTGTTGTAGGAACTGAATTGATTAGCCATGTTTGAGCTGCATAAGTAGTTGTTGCTGTTAATGTAGCTGCAAATGTTGTTTGTGAAGAGCTAACTTGATATGTACCAACACCACCAGGGGCATATGAGGTTACTGTGCCTGAAACTTGAGCTGTAAAAGCTTGAGTTACAGTAATCGTAGCTCCATTAACTGCTGAGATAAATGTACCAGCTGCAATACCTGTACCAGCAATAAGTTGACCTACTGCAAATGATGTACCTGCTGCAAGAACAACAACGCTAGATCCTATTGCACCACCGCTTGAATACGCTTGTGATCCAACTGCTGATCCTGTTGATGTTAATTGTTTTGTGATTGTAGGTGTTCCCACAATACCTGTACCAGATAGTGTTTGTCCAGCTTGGAATGCACCACTTGCTACTGCAGATACAGTAAGTGTTGTGGTAGAAAAACTAAAATTACCAGACGTAGCAGTACCTACTTCAGTAAATGAACTTAAGGTTACATATTGTGCTGGATTGTTAGCCAAAGCTGGATTAGAAACAGCATAACCATGAGCAGAAGCAAAAGTTACTAAAGCTTGACCACCAGACGGTTGACCTACTATAGACGAAACGGATGGTGTATTTGCACTGATTGTTAAGGTTGTTGGAGATCCGCCTGTAGCTGCTGCATTAGCCTGATCAAATATGTCAGAACCAACTGCTCTCATACGGAATGATAAAGCTGGATATCGAATAGCACTTGCAGGCACTACACGATTTTGTGTAACGGCATCATTACCATATGAATAGGTAAATCCACGTTGGCTATCAATACCGCCTTCAATAAGAACTGATACACCATAGTGAGTCATTAAAGACTGGCTAGCAGATCCACTATCACGCTGTTCATAACGCACTGGTAAGTTACCTGTACGACTCCATGGCTTTGTTACAGCTGATCCAGTAAATGTTGAGTTACCTGTACCAATTTGATGTAGGATATATGGCTCACCATTGAGGACTACACCCCAACGTAATGCACCAGCACCATACCATGCATATTCCATCCAAATCATTTGTACTTTAGTAAAGTCAATAGCCTTAGCTAATGCTAAATTACTCCAGTTTTCAAATGGAACAATTGTATCTGTTGGAAGACCGCCTGAATCTGAACGCACAACTACATACATAGCATATGGGTTAGATGCTGTAGCAGTACCTTGTTGCATAAAGAAAATACCGTTGGAATCATCAAAGATACCAACACGTTGATATTGACCTGATACAGAAGAACCAAAGTTTACATTAGATGCCATATACATCGTTTTACCTGGTTGGTAACGATGGTATGGACGAGATTGACGAATTGTAATATCACCTGGAGTATTTCCTCCACCGATATTCATAGATACGCCACCAAGACCTGGATTTTGAACTATATAAGCTTGACCAGATACGTTTTGAATAAATTGTTCCCAACGCAATGGTTGGACACCATATTCAAAGTCTGCATCATAAATGTTTTGAGATTGTGATACTTTGAGCTTACCAACGACATCTCTTAATCGTTGTGAAGCAACTGTTTCCATAGCACCATCAATGCCATATAAAGGCAAGGTTGGTGTTTGAGTGCCCTGATTGCCAGGGTTACTGTTACCAAACAGTCTATTTACTACATTCCATCCTGACATAATTTTCTCCTAAAAGTTTGAAACAAAAGGGGCAAATGCCCCTTCTGGACTATTAGTCAAAATTACCATATGGATAGTTGTTTACATCACCAATGTTTTGATCAGTTTGGTTGTATCTTAATGATACTTCAATTTGACCAGATGTTGGAGTAGTTAATGATGTATTAGTAATCTTCAATGTTACAACCACTTGTGAGAACCATGTTGGTTGTTGACCTGGTTGAATGTTTTGAACATCATACAATGTAGCTCCAGCTCTTGTTAATTGAGTACCAACAAATGTTGCTGTACCACGAGTAGCTGAAGTAATTGCACTCATTGTTCCATATACACCAGTTGCTGTTGCGAATGTATTTGAAACATATGGTTGAATTGAGTTAGCTGTAACACCGCCACCTACTGGTAAAGTACCAACATCAACGATTACATCAGTAATATTTGAATTTGATGGAATTAAGAATGAAACACCACGGTAAATAGTACCAGATGCATCAGCAGTAATTGTACCAGAAGCAATAACTGAAGGACCGTTAGTGCTATATACATTGTTTTGTGGAGTCCAAATAGTTGCTACTTGGTTTGGAATGTTACCTGAAGTTACGAATGTACCAGAAGCACCGCCATAATTAGCAATACCTGGAGTTGTAACTGCGAAGTCTAAGAGAGCAGATTGAATTAAATCAGTGTATCCAACATCACGTTGTGGACCAAAACGTTGGTCACCCGCAAGTATTGGACCGTCAAAAGTAGAACGAGCCATTATAAGTTTTCCTTATGCAAAAGTACTCTTATCAATCGTTGCATCGTCTGCTGGGGCAGTCCGATAAGAGCAATCACCCAGATGTAATATTCTTACACAAAACGCTTGAAATTGCAATACATTTCTCATATAATTGCTGTCTATGAGAGGATACCCAGAACAAATTCTTGTAATGTATAACAATGCTTTGGCATTGAAAAATCAAGGTCAAGCTCAGCTAGCCTATGATCAATGTGAAGCTATTCTTAAGCAATATCCCACTTATTTTCCAGCACTACAATTAAATGCCATTATCTTTGCAGACCAGAAAGATTATTATAAGTCTTTAGATTATTTTAATCGTGCTGTGGCATCAGAACGAAAAAATTATGGTGCTTATAGCAATAGAGGCAATATTCATCAAATAATGAAAAATTATGATCTTGCTTTAAAGGATTTTGACAGATCTATTAGCATAAAAAGAGACTTTGCAGATGCTTATTATAACAAAGCAAACTGTTTAAAAGATATGAATCAATATGAAAAAGCCATTGAAATATACAAGAAAGCACTAGTATTTAACCCAAAAATGGCTGATTCCTATTTAAATTCAGGTCTTTGTTACCAAAATTTACAGCAATTTGATAAAGCACTTGAATATTACAGTAAAGCGATTGAACTTAATCCTAAAGATTGGCTTGGTTACAACAACAAAGGTTATATTCTTCACTGTTTATTGAGATTAGAGGAGTCAGAAGAAGCTTATGCACAAGCTATGGCTAGAAAAGAGGTTCATTTTGACTCAAGATTTAACTTAGGTCTTGTTCAGCTTCTAAAAGGTGACTATGACAATGGTTGGGCTGGTCATGAAATTAGATGGCAAAACAATTTTAGCCCAATTAAGTTGCCACGTTTATGGAAGGGTGAGGATTTAACAGGCAAAACGCTCTGTATTCATCATGAACAAGGTTTGGGTGATACAATTCAGTTTTGTCGCTACATAAAAGTCCTAAAATCTATGGGACTTAAGAAAATTATCGTAGCAATTAAGCCAGAAATTGTACATTTGCTCAATTCTATCAAAGAAATCGATATTATTGTTGATGGTTATAACAAAATACCAGACTATGATTACCAAATTCCGTTTATGTCCATTCCACATGTGTTAAAAGCACAGGTTGACACAATTCCACAAGAATTTCCATACCTTTGGGCTGATAAAGACAAGGTATCCTATTGGAAAAGTAAATTAAAAGATGATAAAAAGTTTAAAGTCGGTCTGGTTTGGTCAGGTGGCTTTAGATTAGATCAGCCAGAGCTATGGGCAGTCAATAATAGACGTAATATTCCATTAGATAGGTTAGCTGGCTTACAACATCCTAACATTTCATTCTATAGCCTCCAGAAAGGTGAATTTTCTGAGAAAGAATTGAAAGATTCTAAACTATGGAGCATGGTAGATTACACTTCTGAACTCAAAGACTTTTCAGATACTGCGGCTTTAATAGAAAATCTTGATCTTGTGATCTCTGTAGATACTTCTACTGCACATGTAGCTGGTGCAATTAACAAACCTCTATGGCTACTTAATCGTTACGACACATGCTGGAGATGGTTAATGAATAAAGATACAACAAACTGGTATCATAGCTTTAAGATCTATAGACAAAACAAATTTAATGACTGGACTAATGTGATTAATGACATACAGAGGGATCTACATGGACGATTTAAAGTATAAACTTATAGCAACACAGGGTGGCATTGGTGACTTTTTACAATGTCTTCCGTATATATTAGCTAACCCAACTCATAGGTATATTAGCTTAATTCATTTTAAGGGTTATAAAGAACTTTTTAGATTCTTAAAGTTTAAACCTAAATATATAGTTTATTACATAACAGAGGAAGAAAAAGCAGAAGAGATTCGTAAGCTTAATATTCAGGAAAATGGATATGAATGTCCAAGAACATTGTACTTTGATAAGAATCCCTTTGGTAAAGCTAAGAAGGTTTTTAACAATGATCGTAAAACAATTGGGGTTCAAGTCCATGCAAGTAAAAATGCTCAGTATTGGTTAAAGCTTTTAAACAAACGACCTAAAAATATACCAGCTAAAGTTGTTACAGACTTAGCCAAAGATTATAATATTCTTTTCTTTGGTCTTCCTGATGACATAGCTGAAACAGGCATACAGCAATCAGAACATATTAAGTTTGTATCTTTTTATGATATAGCTAAAAGCCTATCTTATGTGGAGCAATGTGACGCTTTTGTGGGATGTGATAGTGCCATTAAAACGATGAGTGTAATGTTAAAAATTCCTACATTTGTTTGGATTGGTGATCATGAAGATGGATTTAGAGATAATTGGTTTGTAGGTCCATATGAAAAAGATGGAACCATGGGAACTTATCGTTTTGATAAATTAGATGAAGAATATGATATTGCTTTAACTAAAACGAAAGAATACTTAAATGCACATACCAAAGTTTGAATTTGATTATGTATGGAATCGCCAAGGTGGATTAGGTGATTGTATATCAATTTTTACTTCCAACAAGCCCGTATGGTCACCAAGCCCTCATTATCCTATTTTACGAAAATATAGTAGCCTTCCTTCGCTTGATAATCCAATTGGAAATGGATTGAATGTTTCTGATTTACATGAGGTAGAATTTATTCATCCTTATGCTCAACATTTATTTAACAGAGTAAAACTTGTAAGTGGAATGGAACCAGAGGATAAGCCTAAATCTAAATTAGACTTGCTTCCTTATCACCCCATTAAAAATAACATTGCATTTAGTTTTGATACAAGCGTGGCTGCATTGGAACAGCATCATATGCATCCAAGAGCTAGACAACTTTATCCAGAACACAAAGATACCATACAAGCTTTTATTAACAAGCATAGAGATAAGTATAACTTTATTCAGATTGGTCTTAATTCTTTTGGATTTGATAATGTAACTGATAAAACAAATGTTCCATTGGAAGAAACTATTTCAGTGCTGTCTACTTGTCAGTCTTATTTTGGTATGCATTCGGGCATTAAACATTTGGTTGCTGCGTTTGGCATTAAATCTACTATTGTAATTAACTTTCCGACAATAGATTATATCAAGAGCGAACAACCATTTGAAGCTAGGAATGCTTTACAGTGGGAGAAACAATGGCTCTATCCTCAAAATGAAATATTACATGAGGATGAAGTGGAAAGTGAATACGAAATTACAATTGAAAACTTAGAAGCTAAAGTTTTTTAACAATAAACTCTATAGCACATTCTGCTGGACCATGAGTTTGGTCTCTATCTATATCTGTATAGACATAATGTTCATCAAGAAGTTCAATCTTAATAATTTGTATTTGGTCAATTAGATCTGTAAGCATTGATATTACATTATAACTTCTAGGGCTCCAGCTTGTTTTTTTATAGATTGTCCATGAAGTCTTATGATCACCATTAAATCTAAATGGATAGTGTCCTTGCTCATATAAGTCTTCTTCTGGAACTGTAATGACAATATGACCTCCAGATTTACATATGCGAATCCAATTTTTGAATGCCTCAATAGGATCGTTGATATGTTCAAGACAGTGGCTACTTACTACAAAGTCATATGTATTATCTGGTACACCTTCCATAAACTGTGCATCACCATCTGGTAAATCCCATGGACGAACAGATTGTATATTAGTAAATACATCTTTATGTTGGTCTAGACAATCACGATCACAACCAATATCAATACCATTACCTACAAAGTATTTATCTTTAAATCGGTTATCTTTTAATCTTCTATTTTTAGATTTTGTGGTTTCTTCAGTCATTTCTGCAGTCTATCATAATATATCCATGCTCGCTATAATCTAAAGTTATATTTTTGTATAACTTATCTAAAAAGCTCAATCCGCCTTTAACTTTAATGCCTGGGCAATCTCCATCTTCAAAATCCCCATCTACATAAATCCTTAAGTCATCACAAATGATAAAATCTTTACCATGTGGTCTATACTTTTTAATAAGCTCAAGCTCTTGTTGTAATGGCACTGCATTAGGTGCTTC